TGAAATAAAGTCGCCTTGATAGCGAGGGAATGAAAGAAGAACAACTTTTCCAAGATCTGGAAAACGAGAGTCTACAGATCCACGAAATGCTTTATAAATATTTTCTGCAGTTTTACCTTGTTCATTTCCAGTTCCAACTTCAGATGCAAAACCAGAAATTTCATCAAGCACTGCAAGTAATAAGTTTAATCCTTCATGTGATTCTCTTTCAGAGTGACCAGAGTAAACAGTAATTGATTTATCAAACTCAACAGAGTCAGCCTTTGCATAATACTTTCCAATAAACCAAGGGGACCTTTCAATCTTAGACTTAAAACCTTTAAAGAAAACATTCTTAGCCTGTTGTGCGTTAATAGCCACATTAATAAGGTCAATAGCATCTCCAGATGGCTTACCAAAATACTTTGCTGGGTCTTTAAGGCATAGAAGTTTGTATACAATGTATGCACAGGCTACTGTTGATACGAAGTCTTTTCCAGATCCCTTGCCAAGTTGCAGAATGATTTCGTTCTTTGTGTACTTATTGTAATACTGTATACCCTTTTCCTCACCCAGAATATTGATTACATCTTCTTTACGATAGATCTGGCTCATTGCCTCAACGATATCGTACTGAATATCTGACAATGGAGGCTGTCCAAGGTATGCCTCACCTTCAACAAATGTTCTTGCGTCTACAGGCATCTCATTAAAGTGGTCGTCCTGTAGTGCTTCTAAGAACTCATTGAACATCGTGGACAACTGTAATCACCTCATTGTCTTTTGCAAATGCAGACAATCTTCTCATAATTTCATCACGAACTTGTGGGTATTCAGATGCAATATCTTTTAAAATAAGCACAAGAATCTCTTGGCGTTTTTCAATTTCCATCATTTCTTCTGCAAGTTCTTTGTTCTCAAGAAGACCAGCCTTCTGTAACATATCAATACGCTTTGATTCTATATCCATAACAAGTTTAATGGCAGCAGTTTTTGCGCTAAGATTATTTGTCATTGATGCTTCATCAATAACTTCGTAAGTACGAGATACTAACTTGCTATAGTGTGTATCTGCTGCTGCAAGGGCTTCTTTTGCACGAGCACGGATAGCATCATTAGCAGATGCCATTACCTTCCACTCATTAATAAGTGTTACAACTTTTTGTCTTGGAATAGCAAGTTGCTTTGAAATGACTGTTGGGTCATTACCTTTTAAATACTCTTCAACAACTTGATTAACTTGATCAAGGTGCTTTACTAAATCATCTTCAGTTGACATACTTGCCCTCTAGTCTATTGATTTCATCTTTGATATAAAAGATTGCCTTTTCTAAATCCTGGATAGTCTTTGACTCATCCTTGAGTCCTGCTCTCCAAAGGTACTTAAAAGCATTACCAATATTAAAATTGCGGTGGCGAGTAATCTCAATACACTCAATACCAGAAGGATCTGATGTGTAGTGTAATGGATTGTTGACTTGATCAACTGTAATGTTTAGATTATCACTCATAGTCTTCCTCTTCATCAAGTTCCCAATCAAATGCTTCTGGAATTCCTTTTAATACAGCAAATGCAAAACCAAAACCAACTGTACCTGCTACAGCAAGTGCTATCAATGTCTTTTCAAATTTATTCATCGCTTTGACTTCCTTAATCCAAATTTAGCAAGGTAGACGTAGATAGTTTCAACACTTGATCCACACTCCTTTGCAATTTCTTCTGGAGACTTCTTATCCACAAGATATCTCTTACGCATAAAAACTTCTGATGTATATAGTTTAGCACTCATGATATTAATTGTCAACTTCTTTCTCAGTAATATCATAGTTAAACCTATCAGAATTTTCCATAATCCATTTATCTTGATTTTCGACATCATATTTTCTTTCATTAATTATTCTATCAATCAAGTATTCTTTTTCAAGTGTAAAAGATGGCTCGTATATTCGAACTCTATTGTTGGGCTGTATTGCAAAATTTCCATCATCTCTTTGAATTACGTGACCACATTTATGATCTGCAGGGCTTTCAGAATACCCATCATCTAAAACATTTGTATCTGGATTATGCCAGTCTAATGTGAATAGGTAGGTTCCTTTGTGCATTGTTTTTGTTCTATCTATATAAGACATTCTAAGATTGGTTAGATTTTCAAATTGCGTTACAGCAATGTGATGGCTAAAAGAATTCCACAAAACTAAATTATGCAGATCAACTTCAGGGATACCTGGCTCTGTACAAAAAGCAGAGATTGGAAGTCTCCACCATAGTCCACCATCTGGCATCATAATATGAAACAGTGGGCTTCTAGACTTTAAACTTGAAACACCAAAGACTACACATTCAAAGTATTTGTCGTGGCTATCTCGGTGATTTCTTAAATAGTTGCCTCTCACATAGCAATGTATAGGTGGTATGTTTGCATTTAACTCTGGCATTATTCAGCCCCTCCTACTGCTTTATTCCAATTTTTAATTGCCCAATGACCAATTCCACAGGCATCGGCAACATCATTATCTGTTATTGTCCTATCATATTGCAAATTAATAAAATTAATTGTTCTTTGCTTTCTTAGTTCTCTTTCGTGTGTTTTAAGCCACGATTCTGACTTCCCTGGATTTTGTGACTTAATAAATAGTTTTTCATCCTTAGATATCTTTTTGTTTCCAATAAAGTTTTGCCAAGTAATTGGAGCAACCTTACCTATAACCTTAGTTCCAGACTGCCCCGCTGAGCCAAGAATTGCTCCTTGAACTAAAGCCAGGTCTGCTGCCGTCTTGGGACTATTCATAAATACAGTATGCTCAATAACTATTGCCTCAAACCCACCATACATATCAAGGAATAGTTTAACCTTTTGACCTGCATCCATAACCTTTTCGTAGGTGTCTTTTCCTTTAAAGTTGATCTTGCCTACTGATTCCAAAGTTTTTTCTTGAGTATTAAAAATAGCAAAGGCAAGACTATTAGTGCTTGCATCTATAGCACAAATAGTTTTTGGAAGTTTAGTTCCTATTGCCTCTGCTAGTTTCATTTTAAATTATCCTTAATTTCCTTTAGTGCTTTTGCTACATCAGAAGGATTTACATTACATTTCACACAAAGATTTTCATCATTATATATTGATAAAGCCTCTTTACACGACTTGCAATTTCTTTCCTTGCCTTTTCTTTTTTGTCTTCTAGAAATTATATACCTTGCAGCAATTTTTTCTTTTGTTGAAAGGTCTCTACATTCTGGTGAACAATATATTTGATAGACAATCTCTGTTTGAAATTCTCTATCACACCATTGACAATGCTTCATCTATAGGCTCCAAGGACTTTAGTTTAAAGTCTCCCTTACCAGCATCTGCACAAGCCTTTTTAATAGGACATGATTTGCAAATCTTTGAATTAGAGCGATAGTTCTTTTCAGGCAGAGTTCTGTCGACCCAAGCCTTACGAACTGATCTCATCCATTCAAACGTCTGGTCTACCCACCGACGATAATAATCATTTACTTCTACTGGAAGAATAAGCAACTCGTGATTGTTTTTATTTTCATAAATAAGAACTGCTTTAGGCTTCTTAAGAATTTTCATATAGATAAGTAACTGTACTAAATGACCAGTCTTTGGTTTCATATGCGCCTTGCGGTACTCAAAACCCTCATTCATCATTGTTTTAATTTCACCAAGGAGTTCTTCTCCCTGCCAGTTAACAATAACATCCCCATACCCAAAAATTGGAGGATCATTATTTGTTATTTTAAATTCTGAATCAACAAGGAAGTCGGGAACATTGCCCATTGCTTCCTGAATTCTTTCGTGAGACTTTGTTCCTGCAGTCATATTGGCTGCACTGTATGGTGTTGCATCATCTTCAAACATTTGTCCGTCAAAAGCAAGGTACCAATATCTTGGACACTCTCCGTGCCCATAGGCAATAGTTGATGGTGCAAAAGTCTTCTTTTGCGTTTGTTTTTCAATACGATTAACAGTATATCCAGACTGAATTTTTTCAGTCAAACCAGCAACATCTATTGAGTGTACTGGTGGTTTTTCCTGCTTAACCATAATCTGCTGTAATAAACTTTTTGTCATTTTTTACTCGTTTCTATTAGTATAAGTATAGCAGATTAGCGTGTGATGTACTTGAGTGCTGAGACTAAATTATTAAGTGATTCTGCTGCTGTGTAATATAGATTCTTTTTACCACGATCTGACTTGTCAACATTAGCCATCCAGGTAGCCTTAAATGCCATCTTTGCTGCGATTGCCTGAAGCCTTACGATCTCTACGTGAGCCACATTAATTGGGATGTCTGGCTTAATAATTAGTTTAGCAATCATTGTGAGTGCAACGGTAAGTTCTTCATCCTGCATATAGTCTGCAATCTCTGCAAGACCATTTACCATATCTATTGTTGTTCCTTGTTGTTCCATTATTCCTCCACTAGATCTTCTAATATACTCATCTCAATTATAGCAAGTCTGACTTTAGAGTTACCCTCGCCCATTACCACCACAATGGCTGGATCCTTGCCATTTTTCATTGCATCAGTAGTAGCCTTTGCCCAAACCTCTTTATTTAATGTAAAAGACTTTCCAACCTCTTTAAAGTCAACCACAAAATTTTTCCAAGAAGCATCACCCTTTTGGGTATTACGACCAGAGTTTTTGTGCTGCTTAGCACCTATTCTCTTAGACTCACTCTTCTCCGTCAAAATCCTTCTTCTTTCTTCTTCCAAGATAAACCTTGCTTAGATGTTTATCTTTACACATCCAGGTCATTTCTTTTGTTTCTGCATAAAGTCTAAGAGATGTGACTTCTACTTTGCAGTTATGACAAATAAACTTTCCGTGATAGACAGTATAACTAGGCATTTAGTTTTGCCTTGATTGATTCTTGCAAGTCAAGATCCTCTCTTACACGATTAACAAATGCTTCTTTACCCTGGACTTTTGTGCCATCAGGAAGTATGTACCAAGCACCTGTGCGCTCTACGATACCATTTAGTTCTGCGGTAGTAACCAAATCACCAATGGTATCAAGACCAATATCGTCACCTCTAAAATAAAAATCATACTCACCAGACTGGAACCCTGGAGAGGTTTTGGAGAACTGTAGTTCCCACTTAATAGTTCTACCAATCTTTTCTTCAATTAATTTATCTCCTACCTTGATCTTTCCCTTAATCGCTTGATTGTCTGACTCTGAAGAAAAGAGTTTAACAATACATGAGGAATAAAACTTAGTAGCCTGACCACCAGAAGGCTGCTGGCTAGTATACATAGCATTGATATTGTTACGAGACTGAGAAATAAGAACAAGCAAAGTTGGCTTAACTTTATTGTTTGCATAGTTAAGCATTTTCC